CCGCTCACCGTCAACGAGGACAGGGTGCCGACCGAGGTAGCCGCCGCCGCTACGTTTGCGCCCGTAATCTTGTTGTTGCCGCCAGCGCGTGCGACAACGTATTCGTCCGTCGCTTGGGCCGCGCCACCGCCTGTGAGTTGCGAAATCTTTTGGTCAGCCATTGTCAATCTCTCTCGGGGTTAAACGGGTTCGTCGCTGTATGCCAACACGCAACGGCAATTGATAACTTCACCAGCTTCGGCGTCGGGGTCCAACGGATACATCAACACATCGCCGCCTAACGTGATGAACGGGTCGTTGATGTCGATAGTTGTTTCGTTCAACGCCAAATGCGTTTCGCGAGTTTCGTTGTCGCTAAATGATAGCCACGTTTTGCTACGGAACAACTCGCCTTCCGCTTGCGCTTGGTCCCACGACCCTTGACTCATGGCGCCAGCCGCTTCGGTGCGTGCAATAGCATTGGTGCGTCCGTCGATGCGTTCCTCGCCATACACGGCACGCCCGACCAGACGGCTAATCTCGGCAACGCTCAACGCGCCCTGCTCACCCGCACGAATCGCCGCAAGCACTTCCTTTGCCGTCGTGTCGCCAATGAGTTCCGATAGCCGAACTGTTCGCGCCTTGATAGCGGCAAGCGCGTTGGCTTTGAGTTGCGGGGCCGCGAGTTTCTTTGCCGCGTCCGCCGCTTGCTTCTTGCCAGCCGTCATGGGCAAGTCCACTTCAGCGCGAATGGTCTTGTCATTGAGCGCGGCAGGGATAGACGCGCCAGCGCCAGCGACTTGCTTGGCTCCGGTCTCGTACGTCTTGCTGACCAGCGGCTCAAATGCCACGCGCCAATCGTCCTCGAATTCGCCATTGGTGCGATACATCTGCCGCACGCGTGACTCGGCAATCGCGGGAGTTCCCGCGCTGGCAATGGCTTGCGTGACGCGCTTCTTCTCACGCGCAAACTGCGCCGTCGCCGTTGCCTTGTATTGCATCTCGGTGCGGTCAAGCTCTTGCATGGCGCGGTCCCAATACGCTCGACGCATTGCCGTGCGTTCCTCGCTTCGCGTATCGCTTCGGTCTTTGAGCTTGGCCTTTGCTTTACGAATCGTCGCTCGCATGTGGTCAAGCCCACGGTCACCGACCGCCAGCCACTTGATTTGCGCCACGACCCCGGCAAGTTGGAAGTCGCCCTTGTGTCGAGCGACCCACGCTTCGCGCAGACGCACGGCGTTCTCCTCCGCTTCACCGTCAGGCACACCGCCGCGCTTGGCGATTGGCGCGAGCTTGGCAAACTGTTCGTTGCCCTTGATGTTGCCGCCCTTGCGCCAGATTTCGGGGTAGTTCTCTTTCAAGTCCTCTGCTTCGCCAACGGGGAACAACGCGTATTGCGAATTACGAAGCGACACTTTCTTGTCGTTGCCTTGCTCGGGAAAGTCCGTCACCTCGGCGCGTGAGGACGCCTCGCCTTCTGGCATGTCAGGCATCTCGCCATCTGGCTCATCCTCGGGCGGCTCAAAGCCGTCAAGCCCATCAAGCATCGCGCTAATCAAGTCGCGGTTCATCTTGGGGAACGCGGCTTGAATCAACGCTTCGACGGTCTCGCGTGGCAACTCTTTGTCAATCAGTTCTTCGAGCAACTCCATCAACGCTTCGACTTGCTCACCGTTCAGCGCATCTTCCGCAAACGCACGCACAGACAGACGCGACACGCGACGCACGGGCGCGGGTTCGATGGGCGTCGTTGGCGTAAAGCCCTTCATGCCAGACAACATCTGCGCGACCAACTCATCCGACACGGCAGGAAATGCGGCCTTGATAAGCGCCTCGACCGTATCATCGGGCAACTGACCCGCCGCCAACTGCGTGAGCATCGACACCAGCGACGTCACTTGTGCGCCATTGAGCGCGGTCCCCTGTACGTCGGCAGACCCTACGCCATTGGATGACGGCGGCAACGCATTGACAGCGTTCGGCGCCATGTCGGGCGTTTCGTTGTCCGTTGCGGGTGGCTCGTCGAGTACGAGCGACGGGTCGATGACCGCAAGCGCGGCGGGAATCAAATCGCGTCCCGCCACCTTCAGAATCGAATCCGTCGGCTCGGGCAACGGCGAAAGCTTGATAGCGCGACGCGATTCCTCCCACGTGCGTAGACCCTCGGCGTACTCGGCACGCACACGCGTCGAAGTCTCGGTGTCGTTCTCCACCAAGTCGCGCAAGATGTCGTGGTCATACGTCACCCACACATCGCCAAATTCGGGCGCGAGCCAATGATTTAGTTCATCCTCGAACGCCGAGAACATCGGCTCAATCGTATGCTGAACGAGTCGCGCACGCGCTTCCGCGTATTGGATGCCCGATAGCCCAGCGTCGCTCGACGCCGACGCAATGCCAACCATGCGCGGGTCCACGCCGAACGCCGCGCAAATATCCTCACGCGCCACGCGCCGTAGGTCGGGGAACTCCAAGTCCGACAGCGTAAAGCCAAGTGGCTTGATGTCCTTGACGGCGCCAAAGAAAGCGGGGACGCCGCGCTTGCCACGACTGACGACACGCGCCGTGTAGCGGTCTTGCATCGCGACGGCATCTTCGGTGCTGGCTTCGTCTGACATCAGCACCGCAAACGTCGGCGTGCCGTCATTGGTGACGACTTGGCGAACGTACTGCGTCGCTTCGTTGTCAGCAAGCAACGAGCCGATAGCGGTGGCGCCACGTGGATAGCCAAAGACTTCTGCCTCGAACGGACGGCCCATATCCAAGTCTTTGAAGTGCAACATATCTTCCGTCGGCACATTGACGATGATGCCAGCCCAGTTCGCGTAGTCGTATCGGCGTGGGTCGCCCTCGGTATCAATCCACACTTGCTGAACGCTTTCGGGATTGACGGGGCGCAACGCAATCGGAGGGCGCGACTCGCCGGGGCGTTCCATTGCAAAGAACGCATTGCCATATCCGAGATAGTCTACCGCAAACCGCGCACGGAACTGCCGCGCCGTAAAGCGGGGGCCGGGATAGTCGAGGAGCTTTTGCAACGGGTGGTCCTCACCCACACGCGATTCATAATCGCCACGCTCTTTCAGCACGACCAGCGGCACGCTTGCCATGATGTCCGCGACGACACGCATACACGCATGCACGACGGGATGCGCGTTGAACCCTTGAATACGAACCGTGCGACCGTCGCGGCGATACTCACTTGGGTCCGCCGTGCGAACCAACTGCATTTGCTGTGTGCCAGTTGGGAAATTCGGGTACGTCACAGGCATGATGGAGCGGGTCTGCTCACCGCTTGCGGATTCACCGCCATCTGACAAGGCGCGGAGCGCATCGCTCACACGCAATAAAAACGGCTTGCGCTTGCTATCGGACAAGTTGTCGGCCCCGCGTTAGGAGTCTGCCACGCACAAGACTAACGCGAGAGCAAGCAACCGCGCAACCCCTTACACGACAAACACGCTCGGCCCCTTCTTGATAAGCGGCGACAACGCATAGCGCACGGCGTCCCATACGTGGTCGTTGCCCTCTTTTAGATGTGGCAATACTTCGTCCGTGCGTGCGTCGGTCTTGTATCGCCAGAGCCGCGCTTCTTCTATCGCTCGTTTACAGTTGGGGTGAATCACGATGTCTGCATACGAGCGTAAGTGTTGGATGCCATCTTCGACAGACCCCGACCACTTGGGCGCCGACTCGGTACGGAAGCCACGCTTACGCATTTCGGCAATCGTTTCCGGTCGCGCAGAATCGGCACGGATGACGTACTTGCGCGAGTCGGGTATCGTGTCAAAAGCGCGTGCCGTCGCATCGCTATCAAGCTGAATGCCACCCGCTTCCGCCGCGATGTATAGCACGTTGTCGTAGATGTAGCATTTGACAAGCGCGGTCGCGTCACGGGCGAATCCCCAATCCGCGCCGAAGTACGGCCCTTGCCAATTGGCTTGCGGCTCAAAGTCCATGACGCGCCACTTGCCTGACAAGACCTGCGCATCTGACCTAGACCACGCCTGACCGCCCCACACGTGCGCATACGCTTCAGGGTCGGCACGTTGCAACGCTTCCGCTTCTTGTCGCAGTACGTCAGGGAACCACGGGTTGTCTTGATAGTTGACCTTGCGAATGATGCTACGGTCAGGCGGCTTGGCAATGAACCGTTGATACGTCGCGTCCGATTCCAACGCGGGGTTGAACGTCACCCAGATTTCGGAGTCGGCTTTGCGAATTGTCGGGACAAGCGTGCGCCACGATGTATCGCTGACGGCTTCGGCTTCTTCGACCCAACACAGGTCGATGCCCTCCGTGGATTTGATTTGCGCAATGTCGCGTCGCAAGCCCTTAAATAGAAACTCCGTGCCGTTCAGTCCGAGTATGGCAGACTCTTGCACCGTGTAGAACGCATCAAGACCCAAGCGCGTGATTTGGTCTGCCAACACTCTATGCACGGAATCACGGATGGATGCTTGATACTCACGCGCACACAAGATACGCAATGGCTTCTGCACGCCGTAGACAAGCGCGGCCCGTGCGAATTGCCACGACTTCGCAGAGCCACGACCGCCGTACGCCACGCGGTAGCGTGTGCTACCAAGTGGCGGGTCGTAGAGAAACGCGAACGCTGGCGGGGTCTTGACGCGCACCGCTACTCGTCGTTGTCGTGCGTCACCAACTCAATCGTGATGGCGCTTGGCAACATCTTGTCACCGCCCGTCGTGTGGTCAATCGCTTGCTTGGGCTTGCCAAACGCACGGTCGAGCAACGCTTCCGCGGCACGGATGTCACCGCGCACCGCCTTTGCACGTAACGCCATCAGCGTCGCTTCGAGCGCCGTGTAGCCATCCTTCTCGTCGGCGAGAATCTTTGCCAACGCGTCACGGATGTCCGGTAGCTTGGGGCGTCCGTTTGGGTTACCGGATTGCCCCTTCTTGAATGGCTTTAGATTGGCAAGACTGCGTTCGCGTTTGCTCATTGTTTTATCTCTGCTTTGATACTGACGTTAGCTTACTGACACAAACGCGGAATGGCAAGCAAACGTTGCGCTTCTGTCTTGTCATTCATTGGTGCGCCGACGTACTCAAACACAGCGCACGGGCGTCCGCCTTCGCTAAAGCTAGTCGTTGAGCGTGCCGACCAGACGCCGGGACGTTTCTCCATGCGCCATTTGAGTGAGCGGTCAAAGGAACGAATCAACGCGGGATGCGCAGGGTATGTGTGAAAGCGTTGGCCTAATGCTTTGAATGCCATCGCTAATGCGTCTGTCAAGACGAATGCCAACCCAAGCCCTTGATAGTCTGGCAACGTGACAAGACGACTTAAGCCATAGACGTTCGTGACTTTGGGGTGTGGACGATACAGCATGCCGCCAAACGCGGCGGGTTGCCCTTCGACAAAGAGACAATAGCACGCCGCCGAGCGATTGAGCGAACTGGTCAGATAGTGATAGGGAGCGAATAGTTGCCAGAAGGCATACGGAACCCGACAGAGTGTTGCATTGAGAGTGGGTCGTCGTTGAACCGCCCTCCATTGGAATTGCATCGTCGCGGGTTCCAGCACCCAATCTGGTTGCAACCATTCGATGATATCGTAGTGACACGACACCGCCACGAATTGCGTCTGTTGCTTGCGCACGTATTTCTGCACCGCGTGTGACGCAATCTTGGCGACTTGTCTATCAACAACGGACGTAAACTCATCCACGACCGCCAAGTTGCCAGACTCAATCAACGTGCGTGCAAGCGATACGCGAAACTGTTCGCCATTTGACAACACATTAAACGGGCGAAGCCATGCGGGAATCGTATTAAACCCGACCGCCTGACAAATAGCGGAGATGTTGTCAATGCCAACGTTGCTTGGGAAATCATCAATGACGCTGGCACCGTTCCACGTAAAACGTTGCGCCATCGCATCACCAAACAAATGCTTGGCAATGGTAGACTTGCCGCACCCTGATGGGCCGACAATAAGTCCAACGTTCCACGGACGCTCATTGATGGGCGCGTCGCCTTTCCACTCCAAGCGTTGCGTCGTCTGCATTGGTACATCAAACATCGCTTCAATCTGACGCGCACGAATAGAACGCGAAGGCGTGCTTTCGATTACAACGTCAATAGCCGACATTCAAACCCTCGTTGTTCCAATTCGGAGGCAATGTTGCCTTGCTCAATATCTGATTTGCAAACGACAATCACTTGAAACGTTGTTCCATCCAGTTCGGGCGGTGCGCTCTGCTCTGACGCTTCGGGAAACGTGGGGATGTCTACGCCCCAACGCGACAACTCATCCATGTCCCATTCATTGCCGAGCGCGTCCCAATCCCATTCGCCGAAGCCCACGTTGTCTTTGATGATGAACTCGCGTTGCTGTTCGGGCGTCAACGCATCGGCACGCACGACAGGCACTTCCGTCAGACCCGCCGCTTGACACGCCTTTAAACGCATGTTGCCGCCAAGCACCGTCAAGTCGGCGTTGACGATGATGGGCCGTAGCTCCAACATTTGCGGAAAATCTTTGATGCTTTGCACCAGCTTTTGGAACTTGTCGTCCTTGATGATGCGCGGGTTGTTGGGGTTGGGCTTGATGTCGCGCAACGGATAGCGTTGAATGTTCACAGTCTATATCCCGGATGGCGTTCGTCAAAGATGCGCCACGCTTCGCGGTGGTCGCTTGTCGTGGTCACGCGGCCTTCGTTGTGCGCGTAATGGTTCCAGCCAATAATGGGAACGTACTTGGCAACGGCACCCGCTTGCAAACAGCGCACCCAAAAGTCGTAGTCATGAACGTAGGGGATGTTCATGTCGTAGCCATGCACACGTTGCCAAAGCTCGCGCCTGACGATTGAGCTTGACCAGATGTGATTTCCGTGCCGCATCGTGTCAAGCGTAATGACGGATGGCGGAACGTAGACGCCCGTGGGCTTGCCGTCACCGTTGCGTCCCATGACTTGCGTATACGCGATGTCACCCTGCGTAAGTTCTAACCACTTTATACAACTTTCTATATATCGTGGTTCCAACGTGTCATCGTCGCCCAAGATGCAGACGAACTCGCCCTTCGCAATGCTACACAACTCGTTCCAGTTGGTCAGAAAGAGTTCAGGGTCGGGCGAATAGTTGACGAGCAATTGCAATTCGTGACGCGGAAGCGTCTGCGCCATGACGGAATCAATGGCACGTTGTAAGAATTGCGACCGATGGGACGCAATCAACACCGATGCGCGTATCATTCGTCTGGGTCGCCAAGCGTTTCCTGTTTCGGAAACGTATGCTCCCAATTCTTTTTATACGTTTCGCTGTCCACCACAATCGGGCGCGGCGTGTCGCCTTTGCCGTTCTCGCTCATGCGGTCGGCCTCGTAGTCGGCTGGCCCAATGTCAAAGTCCCCTGCCAAAGTTCCTCCGCTTTAGATAGTTGGCTGGCACCCGCGCAATCATCAGCACAATCAGCAACGGCACGGTGCAAAGAAGCAACGCGACGGTGGCAAGAATGTCGAGGGCTTTACGCATGTGTCGGCGCGGGGTAGGAACGTTCACCAAACTCGGCGCACAAGATGTTGTGCGTTTTGATAGCCGCCGCGTCCGTGCGTCCGTCGTCGCACACGGGGCAACGGATAATCACGACTCGGCCTTGCTAATCTTTCTAACGCGCTTCGGGCGATACGTTTTCATGCCGACATCGTAGCCGTCGTTCCAGCCCGATTCGTACGCTTCCGTACGTCCGTCGTCCTGATGCTTGGCGATATACATCTTGGCAACCAAAAGACCAACAAACGCCCCGCACAGACCAGCGACCAACGCCGTCGTCATCATTGCGCCTTCCTCCGTGCCTCACGTGAATGGATGCCCTGCTGGTAATACGTGCGCATCTTTTCAAGAAACGTATTGCGTCGCTTCATCACGATGGCACGCGGCACCAAGTGTTCCGGTTCCTTTGCCAAATATTTCTTAATACGCTCTACGCTTCGTGGACTATACGTCTGAATCTTGCGGCCCTTATGTTGCACAACTTCGCAAGGGATGTTGTGCTTGTCAATGATGCGGCGGACCTTCCCTTCCCGCGTGTCAAAACGTTTGGCGATTTCCATGACGCGCAAATAGCCGTCCTTGATTTCGACGAAGTTCTCATATGGCTTCTTTTTCTGCGTCTGCACCATATCCGTCACCACCGTTTTGACAGCACGCCAGCGATGAACGTCGTGCTTCCACGACAGCGCAGATACGACCGTACCGCCGCGCCCCAAGAGCGCGACGGCATCGGCCCGTGACGACGCCGTACAAGTACGTACGATGTCGCCGTCGTTGTTTATCAAGTGCCATTGCGTCACGGCGACACCTTATCCAATGCGCGATTGACAGAGTGCCAGAGCGTAGCGCGTGCGATGTCGTGCGCATCATAGCCGCCCTTGATAGCGGGTAGCACGTACTCATAACGAAACGCACGCGCTCCAATCTTAACCCGCGCAACGCGAAGCCCGTGCTTCGTCAGTAAGCGACGGGCAATGCCTTTGTACGTCATGCCGCCACCTCTACCGCCGCGCCCGTGTAGACGTAGGGCTTATTCCACTTGCCAATACGGACGTTGATGTAATATGCCGTGTGAAAATAGTCCGTTGTAATGTCGGACTTATCAAACCAATCCGCCGCTTGCATCGCATCCAGTACCGCGTTTAGGAGTTGATAGCTATCCGACGTTACGGGAAATAAGTCGAGCCAGTTCCGCCGAACGTCAAAATAATATTGGTTCCGTAGGTGGTTGTAATCCGTGGCGAAGTCTTGCCCGTACGAATACACGTTGGCGGGATAGTCTGCGATGAAATCAACGTCGCCCTGCGTCAGCGTCAGCACGATGGTCGAATGATGGCGCACGCTAAACGTACCCTTTACGCCGTATTGCTTTAGGATGGGCTTGACGGCGGCGGCGATTATCGCTTTGCGCTCTTGATTCATGTATGCCATTGGTCTGTTCTCCGTGTCGGGGTTGGGTTAATTCTTCGCAGTTGATAAAAATGGTGCGTTGTCTGATTCGCGCATAAAGCACACATTGGGCGCAGAATTGGCAAGCGTTACTTCAAATGAATTGAAGGTTACGCTCCCATAACGATACGCCCGACTGACGGTAATGCCAGCGGCAACAGCCGCTTTCCGCCATGATGTAGTCGCAACAATCGCACGCCGCTTGCCATCAACATTCATTGCATAAACTTTGAGCATTGTTGTTCTCCGTGTCGGGGTTGTATGAATTATGCCGCCATCTTCTTCGCACGCCACGCACGCAATTCGTCAATCTTGACGCGCTCGACTGCGTTGCGCTCAACGCACCAATCATGGGCAAACGTAATCAACTTGACCATGTGTTCCTGAAAATCGCCACGCATATCTACGTAGCTTGGCAGAGTGCTAATGCGCCACTTGCCGTCGCCACCACGAATAACACTCAACTTGATTTTGTCAATGTTGTTGCGCACACAATACGTCTTGCCATACCCCGTAAACTGCCATGACTCACGACGCACAATAATTTCCCGATAAATCATACCAAGACGAATGCCACGGCTGTCGCGCTGTGGTTCAAAACGACGCGGGACAAACTCGACAACTTCAATGGGATGCCAAACGGGTTTACGGTCGACAAGGTGCTTATTTTCGGCGCGAAATTTATCCATATACTCGCGCTCCTCTTGATTCTTACGCGCCAACTCTGCGCGCTTTTGCTGACGACCAAAAACGCGTTGCGCATAATCGGCACGCTCGGCTTCGGTGCTATCTGAAACTAACTGAAACAGATGGCGCCACTTAACGCCACGACGTCGCATGTCGTACGAATCAATGTCATAACAATCCTTCTCCGATTCGCCCGTCTGTTCATCCGTGTATCGAAACCATACACGATTCGTCCCGTCTGCCAAGTTTCGCACGCTGACAATCGTTGCGGCGATTCCATAACGCTCCTTGTCATTGAAACGGCGCAGATACACGCGGTCGCCCTTCGTGGGCTGATAATCAACGGCAACGGTCTCAACTTCGTTGGTGTTCTCGGTGATGGTCTGCATGGTCAGTCTCCGTGTCGGGGTTGAACTACACAATGAAGTTACAACCCCCACAGCATTTGTCAATACCCCAGTTAAGTTATTGATTTACAACGACTTACGCTCTGCATACCTGCATATTTATGCAACCGTGGGGGTCGCTCGACGCTTGGGACGCCCGACGAGTAGAGCGCGATGCTTGTGGGCTCTCGCAAGGTCGTCTGAATTCTGCATTGATTCGACGCTTGCTCTATCAATACGCCACGCGGCACGATTGCCAGCGCCTTGCGTCGCAATCAACTTGCCTTTCTTGCACCATGCGTGAATCAATTGGCGCGAAAGTCCCAACGTGTTTGCCGCTTCCGTGACCGTCATCGTTCCGTCCGTCATGCTTCCTCCGTAATGCGCCAACGTAGGGCGCGGGTGATTGCGTCAATGACTGACGCGGTGAACAACTCCTTCGGTTGACAACGCAAGACGCGCCAGCCCAATGCCGCCGCTTCTCGCCCCTTCTCTTGGTCGCGCACGATGCCCGTCCCGCGTCCGTGCGCTCCACGAACCCAGACGCCGCCATCAATCTCCAACGCCACGCGATGCTCGACCCACGCCCAATCCATGCGCCACTTGCGCGTCGGATGAAAGCAATACTCCGCTACGGGAATCGGTAGACCCTTTACAGCGCAAAACACATCGAAATTAACGGGCATCTTTGTGACAATTGCGGGCAGTCCTCGTCGCCCATCGCCATTGCGTGAGATATGCCAAGTGTTGCAACGTCGGCGCGTCAAAGCCCAACGCTTTCCATCCGTGTTGATGTTGCTTTTTGTGGCACGTGAAACACAGCGGGATGATGTCGGTATACTCCGCCTTGCGTCCAATGCCGCCCGACTTGATGTGCGCGTTCTCGCACGGCCCACCGCTACACGCCACGCACGGAAGCTCCTTGATGTACGCGACGCGACGCTTGCTTCCGTACACGCGAGCGAACTCAATCCCCGTGCGCGGCTTCGCTTTGATACGCTGACGCGGCGTTGGCTTCGCTGTGCTGGTCAAGCGCGTCTTGCGCTTTAGCGGCGTGCGCTTCATCGCTTGACCCGACAGCACCACGCGACGCGCTGAAACTCATCTTGCATAAACGGTTCCAAACTGTTCTGCATGACGGCGCCAAGAATGTCAAACGCCTGAATCTCTAACCAGTTCCAATGCTTATTGCGCATGTGCTTGTCAAAATACTCGTAGCTTGGCGCGTAGTCATGCGCCATGATGACATCGCCTGACCGTAGATATGGGGCGTACTTGTGAAACTCGGCTATCTTGTTGCCGCCGTCACACAGCACCAGCACCGGACCCTCGGCGTACTTGACGTAGTATTCCAGCACCGTCGAGTTGAGTGCGTCAATGGCGTAGTACATGATGCCGGGGTGCATCAGATGGGGACGCTCGCGCACCGACGGGTCGCACGTCCACAAGTCAGTTGCTTTAAGCCCCGCTTCATCAAGCAAGTCACGAAGCAAGATGGTTAGCCCACCATCTGCCGTGCCAATCTCTAGCACGCGCACGGGCTTGAACGTGCGGAACAACGCCCGAAAGACATCGCCCACATATTCGTTCTGTTGAATCGACACGCCGCGATAATGAAACATCATCTGGTCAGCCATTGAGCGCCACCTTCGGATACTTGTTGGCAACGTCACGCGCTAGCATAACGCGAGCGTAGTGAACTGGAAAGAAGCGGTGGATGATGCGGTTGCCTCGGTACTGGTCAAGCGTCACGATAGGGACGTTCTCGCAACGTTCTTGCTCGTCGCGTTCTGGCTTTTTCATATCACACTCCGGCCCAATCGGGCGGGTTGGGGGATGCCAGCCGCAGGGTCGTCGTCACTACGCAACGTCTTGGTGCGAAAGAAATCCGCGTGGTCGGGAAAGTCTTTCATAAACAATCGCGCATAGTACGGCGTGTAGTTGTTGCTCATCTTGAATTCTTCTCCCGCCGTTTCGATGTCCGTGTGCCAACGAATGCGCTCAAAGATGGCCTTGCTAGAATAGTGCTTATGCCCACGCTTGATAACGTCAAATGTGAAGCGTGTAAACAATTCGTACACGTGCGGGTTCGCCCGATGCCAACGCCACCATTGCTTTTTGATGGTATCGTATTCCTCGACTTGCTCGACAGCGGCGGCGAACAATCCGCCAATCGTGGACGGCTCGACCCGCGCTTGATACTTGCGGTGCAGTTCGTACTCGACGTCATCCATTGATGATGTCCTCGGTGCTAAAGTGTTGCGCACAGACGTTGAGGCCGTGCGACATCCACGCGTACGTATCGCCGTCGCGTATGGCACCACGCCAATCGCCATCGTGGTCTGCCATGTCGCAGTCGCGTATCTCACGCGAGATACGCACGCGTGCGCCACGCAACTCGTACCATTCGTGGTCCGGTCGGATGCGCTTCATCGTCAGAACGGTAAGTCGTCGTCGCCGGGACGCGCATCGGGTACCACGGGCGGTGCCAATCGCTTTCCGCTTGGGGCTGGCATCTTGATTTCAGGTGGTTGCTCGACGGGCTTTGCGTCAGGCAATCCGTCGGGCTGTAGTCCCTTATCCTTCCATGAAATCCACACCGTCGCAACGGCGGCTTGAATCGCGCTGGCGTCGAGCGTGATGTTGCGGTTGTCGCACACGACTTGAAAGTGTCCCGCAATCGTATCCCACAGCATGAGATACTGCGCGAGAATCGCGTCGCGTCGGGGCTGAACAGGGTTATTCGTAGATGACGCTGACTTCGGCGCTTCGACACGTGGCGACGCTTTGTTGGCGGGTGCTTCCGTCCCCGCGTAGCTGATGCCCCAATACGGCTTCGCGCCTTTCTTCGGGTTGGGGTCGCGGCTGAACGTGAGCATCAACCCTTCGACGCTGGAATAGTCGGCACCCATGCGCGTCAACTGGCGGTCGGCAGATTCCTTTGGCAGATAGAGCGAATCGGTGCCATCGCTAAACAATACTTGTGCGCCATAATTGCCAGCCACTTCCTTGCAATCCGCAATCAACATCGTGTGCGTGTCGCCTTCGTTGACCAACTTGATGATGCCCATGTTAACTCTCCTTCGAAACGTCTGCGAGGATGCCGTCCTCGTCACGGAGGCGACGGTCTGCCGCCCGAAGAAATGCAATCGTATCGGTTAAGTGCCACCACGCGCTCCAAATCATGCCGTACGCTTTCATGGTGCGCCATTCTTCCTTCGTATCAATACGCCCGATGGCATCGTACTCGCCCACGAACGCGTCGTACTTGCGCTGAACTTCGTGTAAGTCTTGACGAAACGCTTCGACCAACGCCAACACTTCGTCCGTCGTGCGCTTATAAGTCATCGTAGCCCCGTGCGTAGCGCGGCTCATCTTCGTAGTTGGCGGCGTTCGCTTCTTGCTGTCTGTCCCACAAGCCGTTGAATACTTCTTCGTGTTGCTTGTCCGTGAATTCATGGTCGCACTCGGCATCGACAATCGTGACTTCGTAATCGTGCGATAGACCAACCGACGGGTCAGGCGGCGAATAGTAGACGCTGACTTCCATTGGCTTCCCACAGGTCGGGCATTCAATCTCTTGCATGGGTTCTCCGTGTGAGGGGGTAGCAACACAATATCAAAACCCGCGCCGTTTGTAAATACTCCGTGAGGTATCGTGTAAACCGTTGGCTTGTAAAGACTTGTAAAAACAAACCCGCCACTCGGTCAAGAGTGACGGGCTTGGCAAGTCCCGCGATTTCTGTATCCCCCGACACGGAGCGCGGGAACGTTGCGACTACACGATATAGCGGAGCGCGGCGAATAGCAAACGTGGTTGTCATTTGTCGGTATCGCTAAACCTTTACCGACGATTCGCAACACTTAACGTATAGCATCACGCGATAGGTTGAGTTGGTGACCAGACCCCGGCCATTCCCGGTCGTTGACGCGCAACGCAACGGGGTGAAGCAGAGTCAAGTCCGAAGTCTCGCATTGGGGCCGTCTGCGTTGGTACGGGGGTCCACGTACGCAATCCCTCGACGGGTGACCTACGGTGATGCGATGCCACCGTGTTGCTCCCTGCGCACTCTTAAAACGACCGACCACGTTGTAGGCAGACAGAGCGTGGATTTGTTTTCATCAAGAGGCGCAAGCACGGTTAAGATTGCTCGTCACGTATCGGATTACATGACGTTCGGGAAACCGAGAGTAAGCCCGAACCTTTACAAGTTGAGTTGACAACCCCCAAAAGAAACGGCCCCGCGTTCTCTCTTGTCAGAAGGGTGCCGAAACACCAAGAGATACTTGCGGGGCCATCACTTGTTCCTACGATGCAATGCTTCTGACGACATTGCACAGTCAATATTACACGCGGCTACGTACGGTGTAAGCTATTGCCTACCAACGACTTACGCTACACGCGGAACCCCATTGGGCGTCGCTTGGCTTCAACGGGCAAGACGAAATCTTCGCCGTCATCTTCGTCGGGCGTTTCGAAGCCGCCACCGTGCAATGAGCCAGCGTATCCCGCCTGAATCAACGTGCGCACCATGTCAAGTAGTTCCTTTGCCACCGCCCCGCTATCGGTTGCCGCGACGTCGGATATCTCAATGCTCAATCCGTTGCGATGCACGCTGACCGTCGCCTTCCGATTTGTAAACGGATTCGTCTTGCGTCTAGTCATGGTCGGGCCACCCGTAAAGAATGCCGTGCTTCACAATCCCTTCCATCGTGGGCAATAAGCCGTCGCACCACGGGCAACGCTCCCACCGTTGCGTGACGTCCTTCGACTTCCACCATACCCACCCCAATCCCCAGACGTAATTGATGTCGCCGCGCTCGCGTGCCGCCTTCCGCTCGGCGCACGGGATAGGCGACCAATCACGGCATACCGCACGCTCGCTCATGGTTTGACCGTCGCTCGCGTCATGCCCACCAAAGCTCTCGGCGCCCCAACGTAACCCTCCATCGCATGCCAGCCGTCGGGTGGACAGAGCGCAGGGTGCTGGCGTACCGTCACGCCGCCGACCGTCGTGACCGCCGCTTCGCTGTGCCGATGCCCGTGATGCACTTCCCGCAACGCGGCAATCCCCCAATACGTTGATGCCTCTAACGCCATCAACTCGCCCAAATGCTTTTGCGCTTTATCGCCGTGCGTCAATCCAATCAAACACCGCCCGTGCGTCACGTATTTACGGGTGGTATTGGTTGTGTTTATGGTTACGCCAGCGTGTCCCCTGAATTCTGCGGAAAGAATTTGCCGCAACGCCACCGTCATGACCGCATCGTGATTGCCGGGAACCAACACCACATCCACTGACGCACGCTTGCTCATGTCCGTAATCACATCGCACAACGTGGCGACGGCTTCCTCCAACATCTTCTCGACGCGCCCATCGCGGTCGAGTGGCGTGCCTTTGGTCGTCGTACCGTGCGGTGTGTCGTAATGCAAGATGTCGCCCAAGCACCACAACGCTAACTTGCCAGCGGGTTGCTTGGTGTCTAACAACTCTGCCACCGACTCACGAATCAAGCGCGTGGCAATCGTGATGTCGTAGTCCTCCCAACCTGTTTCCTTTCCCCACGCGTACTTGCCAATGTGTGGGTCCGCCAACACAAGAGCATGAAGCGTGTCGCTTGTGGCGTTCGTAACGCGTCGCGTCACGACTGTACGTCGTTTGCTGTACGCTCCCGCAATCAACGCCTCAACCGCTTCCAAGATATTTGGCCCCGCCTTTGGGCGAAGCTTGACGAACACGCGGTGCAGTTCGGTCGTGCTGACTTTGCCCGTGCTTGGGTCTTTGGTTGCCACTTCGTACTTGGTCGCCTGACTTTCCGCGACCTCGAACTTGGTCAGGTCGGCGCCGATATGCTTCAGCAAATCGTCCACCGTCTTAATGCGCTTGCCATTCGACCGCGCTTCGATGCCCGACTCCGTGGCGCTGTGCTGAACTTCTTGTTCCGTTTCCTTTCCCGGCACGTCGGGCAACGGCGCTTTGGCTTTCGGCCCGACCTTCCAGCCCTGCTTCTGCCGTACCATCTTGACCGACGCTTCGCCGCGTACCGCGTTGCTATCGTGAAACTCGGTGTTGAGGCGCGACGCCGTATCTGCCGCGCTATAGCCAAGCGAGGTAAAAAACTGGCAACGCGCCAGTTCGTTACGCGACCACGCTATATGGTCGTGGCGGAGTGGCATCGAACGGCGACGCAGGGGGAATGTATAGATGCACCAATCGTCCATCGGTGTGCAGTAGCGGCACCGACCCATCGGCGTTGCGGTCCACATCCACGAACCCGCCGTCCATGCACCACCCGCACGCAGGGAAATGGCTATCGGTAGACGTCCCACCGCAGTCGGGACAAATCACACGCACGCAATCAGGCATCGTCGGCATCTCCTACAATACCACCGCGAGCGTCAAGACGAAGGCAGACACAACGCCAAGTACAAACGCGGTGCTTCGATTAGGACACCGTAGCCCCAAGTAGCTACATGGCGTCGGCGCTGATGCCTGAACCAATGCGCGTAGCGTATCAATCGTTTCGCTAAACGCCTGTCGCTCTTGCACATGCGCTACCACCATAGTGTCAACCGCTTCTTGATAGCGCAAGACCTCGACCTGATATTGCTCCGCTTGCTCGACGGTCTTGATAAGCGTGACTCGTAGTTCCTTGATAGTTGCCGTGCTGTCGAGCGCCACATACATCGCGCTGTCTACCGATAAGCGAAAGTCGGGCGTCTTGATAGCGTTTCGCGCCACGTTCACCTTGATAGCGGCGTCGTTGCTCTTGATAACCGCCATATCTAACTGATGCTGTAGCTCGACCACGCGCCCCTCCAATTGCGCTATACGCTCGTCTGCCGCACTATCGGGGCGGGGGCGTAGTAGATATAGCCCCCACGCAATAAGTCCTGCCATCAGCGCAAGAAACGCTTTGTCTGTCATGCGTAATCGGTCAAGCGAAAGTTGGGCGCGTTCGGGTCCGTCTTACGTCCGACGGGTCGGGCCACCGCCGCGTGCGTCGTAATCGCTTCGATGGGATAGTTCTGCCGCCAGTATTGGATGACGCCTTTGGCAATGGCAATCTGTTGCGGCGTTAACGGAATCACGCCGTCATTTGGATTGACAAAGGCAAGGCACGCCAGCGTGCCACGCACAGCGTTCGGGGTTGACTACGTTGTAATACGTGCCGTCGGGCGCTATTAACCCGTGATAGCTGACTTTGCTTGCGGGGTCTTTTATCCAATCCAGTATGCCACGCACCGACCCCGGCCCCGTCGCGTGCAACACAATCACCCGAGGCCGCGCCTCGTTCGGACGGGCGGAATGATTCGGGCTGTCAACGCGAGGCATCAGAGGTCAACGCGTGGCGTCGAACCAAACAGTTTGCCGACCAATAGCTCCACCGTGCGCATGCCAAGAATGCCAAGCAAGAACGCCATGCCCGACTGCACATTGGCAGACGCATTAATACCCGTCACTTCAAAGACCAGCGGCGTCAGGAAGTAGGCCGACCCCGTACCCGCGGCGATAGACAGCGACGCATCGCGCCACGAATTGCTCGGCTTTTTTAGTACGGCAATTAATGAACCAGCAAACCCGGCAACCAACAGCATCACACTCGACTTCTCTCCCGACATAAGCCGTACTCCATCAAGGGTCTGCATAAATATACCTCGGCGTCAAGATGCCCAACCTGTCAACGGAAACGCTCCCGCCTTTGTTCGTTCCTCAATCACACGAAACGCCGCGTCATACGCCCGACCCACCGAGCGCATGCCATACAACCGTCGTGCGCGTGCGCGTACGTCCTTGCGATTCAGCGACGCGACGGCATCAATCGCATCTAGATATTGCCGCACCGTCTGACAGCGGAAGCCCGTGCGGTCTTGCGCCACCGTTTCTGTAAACGCCCCAAACGCCGACGTGATGGCTGGCGTACCGCACAGCGCGGCCTCGACGACCGTGCCGCAGAACGGCTCGACGTAATGCGATGGAGCAATGATTGCCCGAGCGTTGCCAAGATACGCGGCCCGTTCCGCGTTGAGCGGCCCGACATACTCAACGTTGGTAGGAATGTCTCCGAATTGGGTAAGGTCGCCTTGCCCCGCCAAGATGAACGGGACGTCAGGACGCAGACGCGCAAGCTCCAGAATCAGCGGCAGTCCCTTGCCTTCCGTCAACCGCCCCAAGAATACCACCGCGTCCCCGCCCGGACCCTCGGGCCACTCATCGACGTCGTACGAATTCGGCACGACAAATTCCAAACGTGGGCTATGCGTATGCACGCCAGCCCGTCCTTCCTTTGCCATGCACCCGTGCCGCACGGCTTCGCTTTCGTAGATGCGCCACGGCAAGAGCGTATCAAAGTACCCAATGCCCGACTCAACTGCTGACGCACCCGCTTTGAGATTGGGCAAGTCACGAATGGCTGGCGCATGCGCGTGACCGAACGGAAGCAAGATGCAATCGCCAGCGTGTACGCGTTCCTTCAATTCGTCGCGTGCGTACAGGTTCCATTGTCGATACACATCCGAATCTGCTTGCGCATCGTTGCCATAGAACGCGGTCTTATCGTGGTTGTACGGATGCCCAAGCAAGCGTTGATGCTCGTCTTGACTCATCACGACCACATCTTCCGACGCGCCAGAATCGGCGCCCTCGACGCCGTAGTGAAGCACCTCGTAGCCCAACGGCACCATCATGCGCGAAAACTTGTAGACCTTTTGCGTAAACGCGCAATGCGCAAAGTCTTTCGTCGTGACCGTGTGTGGAATGCCAAGCAAGTGCAACCGCATAACACCTCGATGAAGGAGTTACTGTGCTGGAACGGTAAAGTAGGCGCGGTCCTCAAACCCGTCGCGTCGTGCGCCAATAGTAAATAACGTATCACTTCCAACGGCACGCGCCAACGTCGCGGGAGAACTCGTATAGTCAGGTGGAAATGGCAATGCCGACGCAGACAAATCGCCCGTCCATATCCCACCGCCATTGACGGTGTTTGTGCTACCACCAGCAACGCCGTTGATGTCAAACGATACAATGGCTTGCGTTGCGGTCAAGCGAATGCTGTAGTTAATCGTCGGCGGTATCTGTGGCGGAATGATAAGGTTCGGCGGAATGTTGCCAGCGGTAGTTGAACCAATCGTCAGATACACCGAATCATTGACCAAGAGTTCAATAGCCCTAATGCGATACCAGTACGTCGTGTTGTTGACAGGCAACAAGTCCGTATAAAGCGTTTGAAATCCATCGATGATAGCAATGGTTGCATACGTGCCAGGGCTTCCCGCCACATTAGGCGCCCGTTGCAATTCAAAATATAAGGGTCGCCCCGGCACACCGTAGAGCGCAATCGGCACGCCACTTGGAAAACGAACGTCACGTACCGTGCTTACAAACTGCGCAAACGGTCGAGCCGCCGAATCGCTTGGAAAGTATGACGTTGAAAGCGTGGTGAACGTCGTTGTGGCAACCGTGGTGCGACTGTTGGATATCGTATCGCGAAACGCCACACCCGCAATATACGCGGTACTGGCAGACAGATTGATAAGGTTGGTCTGCGTAGAGCCAGCCGTCAACGTGTTCAACCGATACGGCGTCCAATCGCTCGGCGCCACCGACCCCGTATTGAGATAGACTTCTACTTGGTCGTCGGTATTGGCAGGGCTTCCAAGCGACCACTTTAGTTGCGTGGACTTGTTCTCCAAAAAGTCGGTCGTCACACTCGACGGCGCGTTCCACGTCGTCAGCGTTACGCTTGTCCATGCCGTCCAGTTGCTTGGACGCAAGCCCTTTTGAATTACTCTGGCGCGAGCGTACACCGTTGCACCAGGAATAACAGGCGGTAACAACTGCGCCGTTGTCGGGACGTTTGGCGTATCGTACGCATTAAACGGCGTGCCGTCATCAGACGGTGCGCTGGCGCCTGTCGCCCATTGCACCGTAACCGTCGCATCACCCAACGAGTTCAACAATCCCGCATTCGTAATGGTAAACTGCGCCCGTCGCCGTGCATCTTGCGACGACGCGGCAATAGAAACCGTCGGCGCGAGTGTTGGCTGTGCGGTAAGTCCCGAATCCACCAACTTGTAGTTTGGACCCTCGGGCGTTTCGTCGCGTCGCACAATCTGCATGCAACGCGGCCCGACGCTCGGCGCTTCTCCAATGCGATAGTTACGGTTGGGAAAATACGACACGTTGACTTGGACTTCATCGCCCACCTGTAAGCTTGCGGCAGACGACGTACCCAACACAGGCAACTCCGCAATCACCGCCCCACGGACAAAGCGCCGTTGCATATCACCGACCACGCTCAACCCAAATTGCACGGGCGTCGAAACGAATGTGCCTTCGTCATGTATCATGCCCGGAACATCGTACGCCACCATACGCGTCGAAAACGTCGTCGTATCGCCAAACAAAAACTCACGCGGTACAACTTGCTCAATTAAGTTGTCAGGCGGCGGCACCTCGGAACTATCTTGTACCTGTACCCACGGCTTTAACATGCGTTGCGTAATGGTTACGCCCGTCACCGCTGTTGATTCGTCCAACGCATAGACAGCGGGTGGCGTGTCGCCGCGGATATCGGCATCGGCAATCGTTGTGGATGGCAAGCTCGACGACAAGCGACGCGTCGTAAAGAACTCACGCACACCCGCACTATTCGTGCGCGTAGCAAAACCAAACGGCCCAAAAATTGACTTCTCTAAAAAGTCTGCCATCACGTCTGGCTTGGTAATGCGAGCCGCCAAGCGCAACGTCGGCCCCAACTGCAACTTCATCCATTGCGACGACCCCGTAAGCGAATCGCTCTTGTACGGGATGTTGACAATATCATACAGCTTGGTCACAACATCGACCGGATGCAAATCAAAATACAACGGCGAGTCGGGCGTCACCTCACGACTAATGGCACGCACGCGATATACGCGGTCGGTTACCATCGCAGGGCTTGGCGCACCACCGCTAATGCTTGACGCATCCAACGTGATATAGATATACGTATTGACCAACAACAAGCCACCGTAAGCGGCGCCGCCCTGCGGCGTCAAGAAACCGCGCAATGTGCCGCGCCAAACGTTAGCTGTTCCCGGCTCCTCAATGACGATGACAACGTTAGGGAACGAGAACGTCACGCCGACATTGCGAAGGGCTTGCCATACCGTAATGTCAGGCACCGACGTATCGGGACTGTTCATCTCAACGTAGTTCTTTAGCACGCCCCACAGCGTATTTAAATACTCGTTCGGAATAGCACGTACGCGGTTGTACGATGGCGGAAGATACGCCGCCTCAAACTGCATCACGATGGTGCTATCCGATATGGACTTATAGGCAAACTCCCACCCACCCGAATCTACCGCTGTCGTTGTCGCGCCAACTTTGGCACCAAAGCCACCAATGACGGGGCCACCAAAGATGCACCCGCGTTGTGGAAATGCCGTGCGCTCGTCGGTATCGCTCCACGTAAAGATGCGTTGCGTCTGCTCGACACGGCGCGTGTCGCTAACCGTAAAGCTGTATGTGATGGCATCAACTTGCGTAATGTTAGTGATGTAACCCGACTGCCACACGGTCGGAAACGTCGAACCATTGGTGCCAACTTCGATGTAAGCGCGACGCGAAAGCAAGTCCGGTTGCGCATAAGCATAGTCAGCCGATACGGTAATGTTGTCCCCGTTCTCTAGCAAGATAAAACCAGAGCCATCTTCCTTTTCGAGAAAGCCAAACCCCGCGTCATACAAGTATTGCGTGACCGTGCGAATGGTGCCGATGTCATCCGTGCCAACCACCGCGTCGGCTACGTTGACTTGATATGCACCTGTACGAATCGACCCTGTGAGCAAATCCACTTCTTGTCCGTCGCCGCTAGGCGGTTCCGTGATATACGGATTGGTGCCGCCCCGCACGGACGTAAACGAAAACGCGTCTGCCGTATCCTCGGCATTGCGTACCCGAAGGCGATAGTAGCGGTCAGGCATCAGTCGTAAATGCAAAGCATGGACGCCGCCGCGCTATTGATAAGCACAAACGTCATCGCATACAGCAACACATTCTTATCTTGCAAGGTGATTCCAATATCACCATCGGGTGCCAGATACGCCGTATAACTGCGCGTCGCATTGTCGCCTGTGTTGACGGTGACCGCACCGCCTGTCAACAACCATGCCTGACACCGTAGCATATCGGACATCTTGGTATTCGGAATGTCGGTCATTGCAAAGCTCGCACCGTAGTCCGTACGGAAGCGAAACTGATACGGCACGCCCGTGCCAAGCGCCGTCACGCGTGGACCGATGGGCTTTTGAAACGGCACCCAATCCGCAAAGCGTGAGCCAACGCCGCTACTCATGCCTGTCGTGCCATTGTCAAGCGTCACCGACCCGCCGCCGTCATTGAATACAATAGTTGCCATTAGCCAATTCTCCCACGACTATTTGCTTTCGTCATCATCTCTTGCAAAGCGCGTTGCGCTTGTGGGTCATTCGGTCCAATGATAGTCACGTTCATTGCCTGACGCGGTTGCATGCCAGCCGCCGTGGTTGCCGATGTTTGACCAAAGATGATTTGCGTCGTCGGTGTCGCGCTGGCAAAGCCACCCATGTTACCACCAAAATTGGCAATGCTTCCCGCGTTGCCACCACTCTGCCCACCAAACATGCCGCGAGCCGCACCCTTCAACGCCGCGCCTACGCCAATCAACGCCAGCGATGCGGCAAGACCAGCGGCGGGATTTAACGTTGTCAATGCCGTGGTAATCTTTGCCATGAACTGCGAGAACGCCGCCGTGCTTGTACCAAACTTTATCATTGCGTCGCCAATGCCAGCCAACAGCATAGACGATAGCGCCTTGAATCCATCGCTGATGTTGCCCGATGCCACCGCTTGTTCAATGCCACCGACAATGCCACCCACCAACGCATTGCCAATCGTTTCCTGAAACGTGGTCTGCAACTCAACGGCAAGAGCTTGCGCTTCGGTCAACGCAATCGCGCCAAACTGTGGAATCATGCCGCGTATCAATTCTTGGCGCCGTTCTCGACCCGCACCAAATTGTTCACGTGTAAATGCCGTAGCGCCTTCACGCGCTCCTAGGTCCGCGATGGTTGGCGCACGACGACCACCAGCTCCACCACCTTCACCCGCAACGTTGCCTAACGCGCCAGCCAGATTGTTTGCCGCCGTAGTACCCATTACAACTTCGGCTCGCCAATCACCGAGGCGTTGTTGCAGTCCCGCAAAGTATTCATCGTTCGATGCGACTTTGGCATTCAAGTCATCAATGAATGTGCCAATCTTATCGCCGACACCCGGAAGCAATACGCCAAATGCTCCAATGAACGTAGCCGCCGCCGCGCCAACCGCCGTAAAGAATCGCAAAATCGCAATAGCCACTTGCGCAACCAGCGAGGCAATTGTCACCAACCCTTTCGTAAAGTTGGTAAACACAAACTGAATTGGGCCGCGCAAGACAGTCAGCATATCGGTCAACGCATTGACCGTGCCTGTCATTGACGCGCCTGTTTTTTCGCTGGCCTCAAACAAATTGCCAAACGCTTCTTGCAATGCCTTCAACGCACCACCAAGTGTGTTGCGATATGCGGCGGCGGCACCAATAACGCGACCCTGTAAAGTATCAAGAATGATACCCTGCGCTTCGGCAACGCGTCCACCTTCTGCTAGTTGTTTAATAAACTTTTGCTGTTCTTCACTAAACAAACGAGTCTGTCTGTTGAGCGCCGTCAATCCATTAGCGGGGTCTTGTAATGCTTTCCCAACAATAGACGCCGCGCTAGTCAAATCCATTTCCAAACGCGTCGCAAGGTCAAGAATTGCTGGAATAGTGCGCTCGTAAATTTCTCCGCTAATGTTGGTATACATTAGCAACAATGCTTGCGCAGAGCCAATGGCTTCATCGCCAAACGCGCTCACGCTCATCAACGCTTCAGCTTGCGCGTTTAATGCCTCAATAGTCTGACCGCTTGCCCCATTGGTAGCGCGTAATGCAGAAGCCAATTGTGCTTGCACGCGTTGTGATTCGGCGGTTTCCCGCACAAACAACTGTGCTCTTGAATCTTTAAGCCAAGACCAAAGACTTCCATCGTTTACGCCTCCGGTGTGGGCTTGGCCTGTGCCGCCGCTTGTGCCACGTGCATCAACCGCGCCTTCGTATGCTCGAACATCTGTGACAACTGCCCCGCCGCCTTCAAGTATCGCATCTCCATCTTTTGCAAATCGTGTGGCTGATGAAACGCCATTGCCATTTGCCCTGCCATATCCGTTCGTTCACCCATGCGCATGATGCTGGCTTCACGGTCCATCAAACGTAACTCGGCCCATGTCCACAACGTCATCGCAAACGCTTCCCCCGCTACCACGCGGACGGGTTGCCCCGTTTCCCGCGACACTTCAACTATCACCCGCCGTACTAACTGTTCAGCATCCCACGGCACGGCGACGGAATGACCCGTCGCCTCCGTTAGTTTTTTTCCGTGCGCTCCGCTAACATCGCCTCGACTTCGGCAATCTGATTGCGACTTAACTGCACCAATGCCGCAATCTGGTCCACGGTCAACGCGTCAATTTCTTTGGCCTTTAAATCAGGACAGCTAAACCGCACCACATCCAACAACGCGCCCAACATGTTTTCAGCGTTGTCGGATGCGGCAGAAACCGCCGCAATCTTATGCGCGGCGGCTCCCGTCAACGGTCGCACGACAATCTCCCGTCCAAACAAAGTCACACGCGGTAGGCGTGCGGGATTTACAAGGTCGTCCAGATTAATCGTCGGCATGATTTCGGTTAGACGGTGGTGAGGTATTCAATGCGGAACGGCGCTGTGCCAACCGCAGTAAAGCCAGACAGCGCGGTATCAAGACGCGCCTCAATCTCAATCGCAATTGCGACTTCGGCTCCGTCCTGTCCGGTTACGTCGTACTTCGTGCAAAGCGCCGACGGGAAACGGACTTGCACATACGAGCCAGCCGAAGCCGTCGCGCCACCGCGTTGCCAAATGGCACGCACATCCGACAGATAGTCGCCAGCCACAAGCAACTGACCAGCGGCCTTCGGTGCGTAGGAAGTCGAGGCCGTCCACGCGCCCGTCACGGCAGTCGCCGCGCCCGGCTCAATCTGTCCGACGTTAGTGGTAGCAAGCTGAATGACGGTGCCAGAAATCTTCGGCATGCGCATCGTCACGCGGTCAAGCAACTTGACAGGCGACCGCTTGCCGTCAAAGTCCACATTGCGATACGTCACGCCGGGGTCAAACTTGATGCCACCAGCAAACGCACCGAACACGGTCGAGCTGACGTATAGCACGCCAGAGTCGAGCAGAATATCGCTCGGAAGGGAGGAGGTGTAGCCAGTAAGCGGAGCAGTCATGATTCTATCCTACGTGGTGGGTGATGGTGAAACAATCTAATCTGCGCGAACCGTCAACACACGGGGCCACAGAAAAAACTCGTACGTTGCAATGACGCCCACCACGCTACTGTCGGCAGGGTCGGAGAACATCGGGATGGTCGAACGTGTGCGCGACCGCCCAACCATGATGCCAGAGGACGGGTCCGAGTAGGCCGTCAAGCATTGGTCTACAATGTCCATTGCCGTTTCTATCAAAGGCAATTGTAACTCGGGCTTGCCAATCGCTTGCACTTCCAGCAACGCCGTTTCGCGGTAGCCGTTGTACGCCGTCAAGCTCGTTCGATTGAGCAACATCGTGACGTACGGGAACTGCACGGGCGTTGGCTGTGAACGCACATAGATGCGGTCATTGATAAACTGCGCCAGCCGTTGATTGTCAGAGCTAACGTAGTCCAACAACGCTTGCCGTACGGTGCTGTAAATCTGAACCGTGGAAGCGGTGCTTGGCGTCTTGATGGCGCTTTTGGTAGCAAAACGCGGCTTGCTCACGGCGCCTCCATGTAGCGTTTGACAACACGCGCCCATGCGGTTTCCATGCCCTTTGATGCTTGCGCGGCAGTCGGCACCGCAATAGGTACGGAAATCTTACGACGCAAAAATACATTGTAATGCCCAAGTTCCCACCCAAGCGCAACCAACCCACGGTCCACAGGGCGGTCAAACAGACTCTTTGCGTCACCCGCCTTACGTCCCGGCGTCACCGTTGCGGTTGGCACACCAACCAACGTGTACCAACCGTCCTTGTCTTTCTCTGGCGCGGCACGACGCAATGCTTGGCGAATCTGCAACGTCGAACGAAAGTTGCCCGACGTGTAGTAATCGTTGTACGCCTTGCGTAGTTCGGTCAACAGGTACTCGGATGCGGCAACAATACCCGCACGGGCGGCACGGTCATACCGCGCCTCCGCTTTCTTGGCGTGGTTATACAAGAACTGCACGCCAATGTTAAGCATTACTGCGCCGACGTTGCGGCAACCGTGATGGTCGCGCTGGTCACCGACACCTGAACGCCAGCGGAAATCGCCGTCGTGGTAACGATGATGTTTGCGTCCGACGTTCCAACGTTGAGGTCGCACAGCGCGGTCGTGCCGTCCGACTTTAGGCAACGCGCCCACGCCGCCGTCCCTGTTGCATTGGCAGACGTATCGGGCGAAATGGCGGCAAACGTAATCACGCCGTTAGTCACCGACGCGGCGGCGGGATTGGCAAAGCGAAGCTCCGCCAAAAGCACTTGCGTTGTAATAGCGGTTGACGGACCAGCGGGACGCGCCCCGTCGTAGATGCGCAGATAGCCATCATTGAATTCGCCATCCACGCCATCAGCCATCAGATTGCGAGTAGCGTTGGTCCATCCAGTAAGCTTTGCCATTGGTTATGCTCCGGGTTGCGCATAGCGCGGTTGAGTGACCGCCAATGGGGTCACGACTTTGATAGCATTGTTGGTGCCACCAGTTACGATTTGATAGATGATTTCGCCGTTGTAATTGGTGCCAAGAATGGCGGTATTTGCGGCAGGGACAATGACGTAATACACGCCTGTCGAGGTGACCTCCGCCATGTCAAGCCCAATCAGTCCCGCAATGCTTTGCGTGCCAAGCGCGTCGGCGTAAAAGCCGACCTTCATGTTTGCCAAACCTGTCCACGCAATAAACGTATTGGTTGAGGACGACCACAGCTTGACCTCGGAGCGCACCAAATACGCATTGTTCGGATGAATGGTCTTGCTGACCGTCGTTGTATTCGTCACCGTCATTACGGATACCCCTGCGATTCGTCGCGAACCAGCGCGTATGGTCCAGAGTAATCATAAGCAATTCCGCGCACCGATACCACTTGATAGCTCATTTGCCAGTTGTCACCGTACGCTTCGCCAGCCGCCGTCATCGTACCCGTCAACAACTGTGCCACCACCATTGCACCAGCGGCTTCGGCGGCTCCTGTCATGGTGCCTGTCAAGAGTTGCGCAACGGTAAAGTCGCCGTATGCCTCCGCGCTACCAGTAAGCGTACCTGTCAATAGCTGTGCCACCGTCATATCGCCGTGCGCTTCGGCAAAGCCAGCCAGCGTTGCCACCAGCAATTGCGCCACTTGCATATCACCAAATGACTCGGCACTACCATCCAGCGTGGACTCAATCAACTGCGCAACCGTCATTTCACCATACGCTTCGGCGCTTCCATCTAACGCAGATGCAATCAACTGTGCCACGGTCATGTCGCCAAACGCTTCGACGGCGCCCGTCAAGTCAGCGGTGACAAGCGATGGCGCGGTTTCCAACAACAGATACGCCGCATCTTCAAGCAAGATGTCGTCGCCATCCTCTAGCAAGATGCGAAAGAAACTATCCATTACTGCATCTCCGCTTGGAGTTTCCGCAACGCTTCTCGCGCCGTGATGCCCGTCGTCATCTTGCCCTGCCCATCATCGGTCGTCCAACGCAACATCACCGCCGCGTCACCAACAGGCGCGGCTTCTAACGTACCGCCATAGCGTTGAATAAACGCCTCAATACGCGCCTCATCCGTGGGCCAGATTCCAGAACGCCGAACGTCCTGACCGCAGATGACACGCGCATCCATTACTGAATGAACCCCACCGCAGACAATGCCAACGACGTTGCACGAACACTTGTTGTGTCGGTTTCGTTTCGCACATAAACCGAAAGCTTGTCGTTCTGCACGACGGGAATCAACGCCGTTACGGAGAAGCCATAGCCCTCGTTCGAATCGGACAGAATTGCAGACACATGCACATTGGTAAGTGGCGTGCCATTTCTAGCAATCGTAATGCCAAACGACTTATTGTTTGCCGTGCAGACAAGTTCAACGTTCGCCGTAATCAACAAGATTTGCGCGACCGCTTTAGTCGCTTGCAATTCGTTGTTGGCAAATTGCGTAAAGCCATCTTGCCCAAGCGTCGTATCAAGTATCGTTGAACCAGCCAGCTTGACGTAGGTATTGGTCGTCGCAAACGTGGTCAACGCCGAAGCGGTCAAGTCAATTTGTCCTCGACTTGGAAACAGACTGACGACGACATCACGAATATCTTCCGCGCTGATATCGCCCGTCGTATTGTCAGGTAGTTGCGCCAAAAGGGTCGCAAGGATTTTTGGATTCTGTCCCATTAGTCAAATGCCTCATCAAACGCCGAAGAAAACTCGCTTGGACCAAGCAACAGGTGTTCGCCATCCAACACCTCGGCAGGGTCATAAATCGTAAACGTATCATACGACGACGGGTCAATCACTTCCAAGTCAATGCGCTGACCCTGCAACTGACGCAACGTGATGACGCCGCGAATGTAGTAGAGCGTTTCGTCCGACTCTTGCTTGACCAATCCGTACGGGTCCACCACAACGTAGTCTGCTACCATTGCTGACAACGTGGTGCGAATATCAATCTGCGTCATCGGCGCAGAGCCAACGTTCTGCCGTTGCGACGTCGCATCAATGCGGCCCCAATAGGTTCCGGTCTTGACATAGATAGCACGCGCAAAGCCGTCGCCGCCGTTTTCGTCCCGCCGATAGAACGTCAGGCGCGTATCAAGGAGGCCGGGAGCGACGTACATCAACCCGCCACAACCAGCTTAAAGGCACGCAAGACTTTCAGCACCCGTGCCGCCGTGTCTCTTGATACGTCCCAACTGATTGCCGTTCCCGCCGCGCTCTCGCTCGACGCATTGGGCGTACGCTTTTGATAAAGGTCCGCCGCAAGGTCAATGATGCATTGCGACAGGATGGGTTCTATTCTCGCGTAATCGCCCCGTAGAGACAATCCGCACGTGGTAGTAATGGTGTAGGGGCCATACGGAAATGAGTACCCGTCATTGGCGTAAATCATACCCGACGCGGTATTGATAGTGTATTCGTCGCTTGTTACCGTCGTGCCTTCACTATCAACAATCGTTGCCGTGGTATTGATAGGGCGTTGCGGGAAGATGAGCGACACACACGTTTGCCCATTGATAACGTCGGCTCTGTCAACCGCCGTCGTGCTAAGTCTGCGTACTTCCGCCCAACAACCGGATAGTCGTGATACGTCCGCACGTACTGATGCACTCGCTCAACTTCTGCCGCATAGAATCTACGGTCTGTTGCGAGTTTCGCTAGGGCATCGCGCAGTTGGTATTCATCGTTTGCCGCCGTCCACGGGACAGCAATGCCCAACTTGCGCAAATCGTTCTGCGCTTCGGGGTCACCCGCAATCACCGCCTTGCCCATCGCCGCGCCTTCCAAGCCCGACCCCTGCATGCCAAGCCAGAACGAATCGAACACGGCATCGCACGATGCCTTGACGCGCAACGCTTGCCCATGCTCCATGTTCTCTATCAAGACGGGTTCCACCTTGATGTCCATGTGCATTTGCAAATAGTCGCACGCTCGCAAAAACTCTTGCGTGCCTTTGATGCGTCGCATCGTGGGGCTGTGCGCCACGCGGAATGGCTTGCCCTTGACGGTTTCTTCTTTGGCAATTTGCTGATAGTCATCCACGGGCATTGGGATAGGGAGCCAATGCTTAATGCCGAGCCGATGATGATACGGTCTGGCGCCAAAACAAATAGCGTCCATGCGGTCATCGTCGCCTTGATGATTGACCTTAACTGACCCTGCCATGTTGCCGGGGTCTACCGAGCCGTGATACGTCAACGCTTGCATCAAGCCATCACGCGTGCCGCGCCGTAGCTCGTTGCGCAAGATGCGATAGTCCATGTGACTATGCACCACGTCGGCAGTCTCGTACAACAACTGCACCGTGTTGGCGTCAATCTCTGTATCCCATTGGCGCAAGTCACAATGCTTGTTCGTATGTCCAAAGCGCACCAACGCCGACACCACCCCCGGCACCACGTTCGCCGCCGAGTGATAGCGATACACCGACGAGCCAGGGTCATAGGCAGTTATCTGCAATACCTTCAACGCGGAAGGGTCATAGGGCGTCGGCGTGTAGTGCGACTGAATCAGCGCGGGAGATAAAACCCGCCCTGCACTCGCCCACACGCGGTCAATTTGCGCCTGTGACGCCACCAACCCTCCCGCAAATAGAGCTTCCACTTGGTCTGTCGGAATGGTCACCCATTCCCCCTTCTGTGCCACCTTGCCAAACAGCAACGCTTTGGCACGCACATACACCAACGTTTCCGCAGACGCCGAAGCGGAGGGGGTGATGGCCCCCTCCGCACCGACTGTCCGTTTGGCTCTCGGCTTACGCAGAGGCCGTGTTGTCCAGCACGACGAACGGGCTGTGCTCGTCCACCTTGTTGCCCGACGAGTCAATCGCGTAGGCATAGGTCGAGGTCGGAAGCGGGATGCCCCCGGCGCGAGCAACAAAACGATACGTGGTGATGTCGTTCACGAACTTGTAATGA